ACATCTGGTCAAAGAATTCCCGCAGCGTAAACCGGTATTCCCGTTCCGCTTCGTAGTTTTCGGCGGACGCCTTTTCTTCTGTGCTCATGGTTTCTTCTCCCTTCGAAAAATAGGTGTAATAGTTATCGTTCGGCAACATCAGTTCCGGCCTTTCCGGAATCTGAACGCCGATCTGTATTCTGTCCACCTTGGACTGTTTTGTGCTCCTGTTGTATTCTCGCCCAAGCTCATACTGGACATATGTCCCCTGTTCCTTCTTCCGGAAGGTAATCTTCCCGTGAACTGTCGGGATCTTCACCGGCTTGCTCATATACATATGTTAGCCTTCCTTCTGTTTATCCGTTTCGAGTGGGAAAATTTTCGAGTGGGAAAAGCTATTTCCCGTCCCAGTGCCCCGTAAAGAAATAACGGCATACCGTCGCGGCGGAATCCGGTGCGTCGTCGTGCTCCGCGTATTCCGTATAGTCCAGGATCTGGTCGATGTATTCCCTGTCCGTTCCTTCCAGGAACAGGATCTTCTCCCATGCCTGCTTCAGGTAAGTCTCGATCTTGATCTTCTTGTTCTGGCTTTCGGAATAGGTCTTGGCCCATACGGAGCAGCCGGGCTGCCGGTTGATCTCCTTCTTGAGGAAACCCTTGTCTCCGTTGTCCTCGCACCGGATCAGCCCGCACCGCAGCCTGGTCACTTCCGCCAGAATCTCATTCATCACGCTCAGCACATCCTTCTGCCACAGCCGGCCGTATATCACGATCGTTCCGTCCGCCTGCCGCTTCGCGCAGGTCAGTGCCGTATAGTCGCTTCCGCCGTAGGCGGCGTCAATATGTGCGTATCCGTCCAGGATCAGCCGTTCCTCATTCGTAAACTGCGGCGCGGTTGTGAACACCGCGTCCGTGCTGGCGATATGCTTCAGCTCATAGTTCGCCGCGAAAAGAAATGACGGCATTGATTCCCGGATCTCCTGGAGCTTCTCCGGTAAAATCAGTCCCGTCGTATAGCAGTCGTATTTGTGGATGTTCGGCATTTTGCTGAACACGTCCTGTTTGTGCCATGGCGTACCCAGGTTGATAATCCGCCCGCCCCGGTTCCGGATGTTCTGCAGCTCGTCGTACTGGGTCTTGGTCCGCTCCCGTTCCGCCCGGGAAGCCCGGTCTTCCTTATTGCAGATATCGTCTGTGATCACATAGTACGCGTGCTTGCCGGTAATCGACGCCCTGATGCCGAGGCCCAGCAGCTGCGGCGCGCCCATCGGGGAGATCCACAGGTTGGTGCTGATCTGCTCTGTCGTCTCCATCGTCAGCGTCAGTTCGCTGTGGTACAGGCTCAGCGCGATCTTCTGCAGCACGCCGCTCCGCAGGATTTTGCCCACCATCCGCATCATTTCCGCCACGTCGTCGTCCGTCTTTCGCAGGAAGATGATGTTCCGCTTCGGATAGATCACCATCATCAGGGCGATGGCCACCGCCAGGCTGGAACTCTTGTAAGAACCCCTGTGGGCCTGCAGCGTATAGTCGCCTTTCCCGAAAACCATCGCCCGGATCCATTTGCCGTGCAGGGCAGTCAGGTCCTTAAACCCGACTGCCCTGCCGATTTTTTCCGGCTGCTTCAGCAGCAGCCTCACCGCCTCGTTCATCCGTTCTCCCCTTCATCCTCCGTCTGGATCTCCTGCACGATCGCCATCAGTTCCGCCTCCGCGTTGTCGATCGCTTCCTTGTCCGTGGCCACTCTGATCGGCGTCTCGGGTTTTCCCATTCCCCGTTCCAGCACCATCCCGATCAGCTGGGCCTTGGTCGCCGCCGGCGTGGACGGATCCGCGACCAGGTCGTGGATCTTGCTGATCATTTCCGGACACATGTCCAGAAACCGTCCCCTCAGTTCGTCCACCCTGTTTTCCTTCTTCATTTTGTTTCCCCTCCGATTCCGGGCAGGATGCCTGTCCGCCTGCTCATGCTGTCGATTTCTTTCCGGGCTTCCTCCCGGGTAATCAGGCCCGCCTTGTAGTTCTCCCGGATAATTTCGCTGTGCTCCCTGGCCAGCTTCACCTTGTCCTCCGCGGACATGGTCATCACCGGCACAAACAGGATCTCCATGTCTTCCGGAACATAGCCCCAGCAGGAGATTGCCATCACCGGCAGCAGCTTCTCCAGCGCCGGGCGGAGCATCCTTTCCTGCAGGGCCGCGATCATTTCATAATAGTTCCGCATGTCGTGTTCCCCGGTGGCGTTCATTCCCTGCGGACTGCGGCCGAACAGCCTTGTCGCCGGTATCTCCGCCGCCCCGGCCATGTCCATCATAAAGCGGTCGTAGATCTCCGGAAGCCCGGCGAAGTTGTAGTTCAGGTTCTCCATGCTGTCATCCTTACCCAGCAGCTGCACGCCGAAGGACGTTCTGAAGTAATCGTCCGCTTCAAGCGCTTTCAGCACCGCTTCCCGCTTCTCGTCCGATCCGATCATCAGCATTTCCATCAGGTCGTTCATCTTCAATGTGGTGATATTCGACTGGAAGATCAACTGTGCAATATTAGCGCTGGCAGAATTCAGCCGCATCAGTGCGTCCCACATATGCTCCAGCTCGCTGGCGCCCCAGTAGTTCTCTCGGACCATCTCATTGTACGGCAGTTCCCTGCCGATAAACCGCAGCACCCGGGAGTGATGGATCTTCACGGTTCTCTGTTCTTCCGCCTCCATGCTCACTGTGTAATACATGGGCAGGCCGAAATCCGGATCATCCAGATCGGTGACTAGCTCCATGGAAGGCTCGATCCCCCGCGTCCGGTCCAGAACCAGCAGCCCCTGAAAGCATTCCGGAATCAGATAATTCAGGTTCAGCGGCCGATCAAGTCGGTACTCATCCCCACGGATAACGATTAAGGCAAGGGAACCTCCGTAAAGCCGCGCCAAGCGGATCGCGTTGGTGATTTCCTGTTTCACTGAGTGCTCTGCCTCCAGCCTGCGCAGCATATCCAGGTCATCCTGCGGGAGGGAGGTGGAGAGTGTGTACCAGGCTCTGGTCATGTCCTCGGCAGGCATGTCGATGATCCGCTTGGCCAGCCAGTTATCCCGGTAGGCGGTTGTCAGCAGTTCCTGATCGAATGTGAGATTGGACCGGATAAATGTACCGGCCGTAACCAGCGGAGATGCCGCTCCGATGCGCCCTGCGCTGTTGATGTAGCCGTCTGACGCAAACAGGAAATGACCCATCAGATTCTGAAGCGACCGGCGGCCGTCGTAAGCCTTACCGGTCGTCGTCTGCTTTCCGCCTGTACTGCAGGTGCTCTGTGTGCGGTTTCCCGCATTGCTGCGGGTTCTTTTGTGATACTTGCTCATATGGTTTTCTTCCCTTCCTATATATAGTTTTGCCCGGAAGCGTTTGCGCTCCGGGCAGGTATAAAAAAAGAAGCCCGCGGCTTCTTCTTTTCTGGAATGATGTTCCGGACCATGACGCTATGTTTATGATCCAGCTTTTTCGAGTTTAATCATATATTAATTACGCTACGCAATCAAGCGCAATCAAGCGCAATTAAGCGCAGGAACGCGCAGACTTTGATCAGCATACTAAAAGAAAGAACCGCATTTGCGATTCTTCCGAGTATACATTATCACGGGTGCCGCCCCACCGTCAATGCGAAGAAGTGTGAAGTAAAGAGAAGTCAGAATCTTCTTTCCTGGAAATTGTTATGGATCTTCGTCCTGTGTCTTTAATCCTGCTTTCTTGAGTCTAATGATCTCACAGAATTCCCTTGCGCACAAGTGAAGAATAGCGAAATACTGCGAAATACTGAACGCGCAGCTTTAAAGTGTACCCCGAAATATGGACACTTGAATTTATGTGAAACCCATATCATCTTTCCGTCTGCCATACTTCAGAACCTGGAATTACCAGTTTTCGTACCGTTCATGACGGTTGAGCTGACGGATCTCTTCCATCTCTGAATCTGTCAGCTCAAAATCAAAGATGTCATAGTTTTCCGTAATATGATCCGGATTGGAAGAACCGGGGATTGCAATGAATCCGGCCTGCAGCTGCCAGCGGAGAATCACCTGGGCAGCAGTCTTGTTATGGCTGTCCGCGATTCGGAGAATCGTCTCATTCCCGAAATGCGCTCCCGTATGTCCGCGCCCGCCAAACGGATACCAGCTTTCGATGACGATGCCGTATGGTTTCACATACTCCTGCAGTTCGGTATTCTGGTAATACAGATGGTTCTCATTCTGAATCACAGCGGGGACAATGGTTGCAAAGGACAGCACTTCATCGACCTGTTCGGGGGTGTAATAATTCGAGATGCCGATGGAACGAAGCCTGCCATCCTTCACGGCGTCCTCCATCGCCCTGTAAACGCCTGCGTCATCATATCCCGGCTGATGGATCAGGAGAAGGTCAATGTAATCCACGCCCAGGTCTGACAGCGCATCGTCAATGATGCCGCCGGCCCGTTCATGGTTGCCGCCGTAGATCTTGCTGGTAATGAAAACATCTTCCCTGGTAACAATTCCTTCATCAATTGCCCTTTGGAGCCCGTGCCCGACTCCGACCTCATTTCCGTAATATCTGGCAGTGTCAATCAATCGCATGCCGCATTTCAATGCATGGTATACACTGT